ATGGCAGCGCAACTGATTTGTAATCAGTGGGTTGCAGGTTCAACTCCTGTCACCAGCTCCAAGAAAAACCGCTCGGGAACATTGATTTCCGGGCGGTTTTTCCATGGGGCGAGTTTGTTGGAGAGATTGGTGCAGAAATTGCGATAAAATCTGTTGCAGATGGTTGACAAACTGCTTTGCGCGTGGTAATATATACAGGCAGTCCGCGCGGCGGACACAAAAGAATATGGGCGTGTTCCCGAGTGGCCAATGGGGACAGACTGTAAATCTGCTGCTTTCAGCTTCGGTGGTTCGAATCCACCCGCGCCCACCAAGAAATAACACCTAGAAGCGTAAGTTTCTGGGTGCTTTTCTTTTGTACAAACCCACTTTGCAACCCACTCTAAAATAAAATGGTGATTATCATGAACATTTCCGAGGAAAAACGTACACAAATCTGTGCAGCACTTGCCAAGGCGCAGCAGGACATCAAGCGCATACAGGCCGCGGGTGTTATGGATATCTCGGAAGTGGAGCGTATTTGCCGTGCGCTGCAGGACGTGGTGCAGGAACTCCGCATTCTGATCGACCAATAAATGCAAAAACAGCCCCGTGGAACCGGAATCACCGGAACCACGGGGCTGTTTTCATGCTATGCGGCCTTTCGGCCTGCCGCCGGGGCGGCTAAGTAGTGCGGCTGGCTTACTTGCCGATCTGGCTCTTCTTGTCCTCCAGGTACTTGTCCGCCTGGATTGCGGCGGTGGTGAAGCTGTTGTTCTTCCACCAGGCAATCAGCGCGGCCACCGTGGTGATGCCAGCGGTGACCAGCTGCTCCACGGTGGCGCTCTCGATGGGCAGCACGGGCTTGCCGCAGGCGCTGAGAATTTGGTTGGTCAGTGCCAGCAGCAGGCAGGCGGTGCGGGCGATGGTACCGGCGGAGATCTTGTTGTTCAGGTTATTCATAGTTAGTTCCTTTCTCTTTCGTGTTCGTCTGCTTCTAAATCAGCGATGCGGTGGTTGGCCACCTTCATCTGCTCTTCCAAAATGGGGACGCGGCGAGCAAAATTGTTGTGCTCCCGCACCTCGCGGGTCAGCTCTTCCAGCTTGGTGTCGGTCACAGCCTGACTGCGGCTGTTGGCGATCAGCACCCCGATCAGGGTCACGGCACCGGCAAGGATAGCTGAGATGATGCTCTCCATTGGTATCACCCCCTTTCGTCCTCGGCGTTGTCCTCCCACGCCTGCTGGATGCGCTGTCCGTTGTGGCACACTGCGTCCAACACAGCGTCGGCCTGCATGTTGGCCGCCAGAAGGGCCTTGTCCATCGTGTCCAGGCGGAAGTAGCCCGTGAATACCTCGCCGTTAGGCAGCGGAGCTGCAACAGCAATTTTCTCGATTTTGCACTCTTCCAGTGTAGCGAGTACATCAGAGAGCCACGCCGCATAGGGCGCATCCGACATCAAAATGCTTGCCATTGGTATCACCCCCTTACTGCGTCCAGCGGCTTTTGTTGGGCCGGGTGTCCACATGTACCCAGCCTTTGGCGCGGCCTGCCTTGACCGGGTAGCGGCCAACGCCGCCCCAGCCGGGCATCAGGCTCTCGGCGTATGCGGCCACGTCCTCGACGCTGACGCCCTGCACCTGGATGTCAGCCGCCCGGCCCAGCAGGTGCTGGCTGCTCTTGGCCCCGCCCACGGATTTGTTGTGAGCAGCGGTGCGGTAGCCGCTGGTGATCGTGATGGGCTTGTTAAAATGCTCCCGGATGGCCTGCAGCAGCACCACGAGGGTCTGGTCGATCATGATGGCGTCGCTGCCGTCGCGGCAGCGAAACTCGCGCACCTTAAAGCCCGGTGCCAGCTGCCTGGCCCCGTCCTTGGCAAGGCTGTACTGTTTGATTGCCATGTTCTCACATCCTTTCAGTTTTGTCAGTTTCTTCGGATTCCTCTGTGTATTCATCCTGCTCGGATACTGCGGAGATGCCGTTTGCGGCCAGCAGGGCTTCCACGGTGCTGCGCAGACGGGCGGGCACCTCGTCCAGCGTCTTGATACCCTTGCGGATCAGGGCTGCATAAATTTTCGCCATCAATTTTCCTCCTTTTCTTCGTACAGCTCGCACAGGGCCACCTGAAGATCGGTGACACTGCTCTCCACGGCGGTCACCTGCGTCAGCAGGTCCGCGAGGGTGGGGTAGTGGTAGCCGTCAATCCAGAGTTCCAGAGGGAACACTGTTTTGTATGGATAAACAACATGAAGGATGCCGTTTGTTTGGAATGTGATTGTAAAATTGTAGTCACAGTCATAAGTTGTCGTGCCACCGCGTGCAATGCTTTTTTCAGTGTTATTATTGTAGCTGTTGTACTTGCCTTTGGTAATGCATATCTTATCAACATTGCCTGGAATCTGAACATCCCAAGTTGTGAATTTGTTAGGAGACGTCACATGGGTGTTCCACACCAGCCGCGCCTCCGACTTTACCGCCACACTGGCCGCGATGGTGTCATACAGCGTCTTGCCGCTCAGGGTGCCGTCCGGGGCAATGTCCAGATAGTCGCCCACCTTCACGCCGCCCAGCTGGTCTGCCGTAGCGGGCGGCAGGCTGTAAGGCGTGCCGAATTTGGCGTCGGCCTCGCTCTTGGTGTAAAAGCTGCCGGAATCCACCGCCTTGATGCTCTCCGCAAGCTGCTGCAGCTGGGCGTTGCCGCTCTGCTGCATGGCGGTGAGGATGGCGGTGTACTGGGCCAGCAGTGTCTCGGTGGGGATGCCGGTGACGCCGTCCCGCATGAGGCCGCAGACGGCCTCATCGGTGCGGGTGTCGGTGATGTCGGCGGAGGTGACCGCCGCCGACCCCGCCGGGACAGAGATCGTGCACAGGCCCAGCTCGTACTGGTTGTGGTTCTGCAGGATGTCGGGCGGCTGAGCGGCCACGGCAGGCGTGCCGGTCTTGAGTCGGATGGCGGTGAGGTTGGACGACGTATCAAACTGCAGCACCACACGATCCACCCGGTTGAGGGTGTTGTCGGCGTCGGGCACGGTCAGCACCGTGTCCTCCCGGCTGCAAACGGACACGCCTTTGAAGTCGTCGTAGTTGATCCAGGCAAGGCCCGGGGCAATGGTGATCTGCCGGGTGCCGGTGATGCTGACGGCGAAATTGCTGTCCTTTGCGTAGACGCCGGACGTGCGGGTGCACAGGTAGGTGGCTACATCTTCGGCACTGTAGGTCACGCCGTCCAGCGGATAGGTAATGATGCTCATGTGTTTTTCCTCCTGAGGATGGGGGTGCCGATCTCGGTACTGACCGTATTTTCACCCTTCTGAGACTGCAGGGTCACCGACGTGATGCGGGCCGCTGCCTGGATGTCGGTGCCGGGCAGGCTGGCCGCCACCACCTTGCCCACCGTCACGGGGCCGGTGGGGGTGAACTCAAAATTCTCCAGCCGGGTGTGCTTCGCCAGCTCCTGCTCGCCCAGCGTGCGCAGGGCGGCAAGGTACTCGCTCTGGGACTGGCCGTCCTCCTTTTTCTTGCTGGAGGCATCCAGCAGCATCTCCCGCCGGGCCGTCCCGGTGTTGTCGGTGGCCCCCACGGTCACCGTGCCGTCGGCCCCCACCACGGTGCAGATGTTCTTGTAGTCCGTGATGCTCTCGGTATAGGCCAGGTCGGTCAGGTTGCCGTACTGGGGCGCATAGCGGGCGTTGGGGTCCAGCTTGGGCCGGTACAGCTCAAACAGCAGCTTGTTCTGCTGCTGGTCGAACCGCACCCGGAAGCCGATGTCCAGCTCCTGGCACACCTGCTCTGCAATGCTCAGCAGGCTGCCGGGCTTGACCTCTCCGGCGTAGGCGTCGGCCAGACCGGCCGGGTCGCCCAGCTCCAGGCAGGGCCATGCGGCGGCCCCGGACACCAGACCACGCAGCGTGTCCTCCACGGCAAAGCTGCTCAGGGTGCCCGTGCTGACCCGCTCGTCGAGGATGCAGGCGGCGTCCTTGGTGTAGAGGACCAGCTTGTGATCGGCTTTCTGGGCCGACACGATGCGCATGAGCCGGTCGCTGCCGACCAGCCAGAGATAACGGTCCGGGCGGCAGAGGGCCTGCAGGGCGGTGGTGTCGTGGAGCTCCAGCTGAGCCCCCTGCACGTTGCTGTAGACGTTGTAGCGCTCCGGCCAGACCAGAGACAGCCAGCTCTCGATGCGGCCCAGCAGCTCCAGCCGGTCGTTATAGACGCAGAGGCTCTTGTACCCGGATGCCGTCAGGGCGGATGTGATCTCAGCCATTGGAACCCTCCGTGATGATCGTGGTAAATGCGGCATGCATGGTCAGCGACAGAAACAGCCAGCCGTCGCCGGAATCCGCCGTGCGCTGCCATGCCTGCGCCCCGTGGTATACCGTCCAGAGGGTGCTGCTGCCGTCCAGCAACGAAAGGACGTCGTAGCCTTTGCCGTCGATGACCCGCTCCACCCGGAGCTCGCCGTTTTCCCGGTAGACCTGCAGCTCGTCACCGTCCTGCAGGGTCGTGATGAAGCGCAGATATTCGCCGGTCTCCGGGTTGATGACGCCGGGGTTGACCACCTCGCCCCGGGCGGTCAGCGAGAGCTTCCAGCTCCGGGTGTCCAGACCGCTGTTGAGGATGCGGATGTAGCTGGCCTGTTCCCGGATGCCGTACTGATGCGAGGTGTAGCACACCGGCAGCCGGAACACGGGCGTTACCTTGATGGTGGCTGCCGTGGTCTTGGCCACACTGTGCCAGTAGGGGTTCGGGCAGTAGAGCTGGAAACTGAAGGTTGGCCACAGCACTGCCGGCGAAATGGCCGGGCAGCGCTGCACCTCGGCGTCACACCAGTATTTTCCGGCCACGGTCAGGCGGCCGGTGACGCCGGGAGCAAAAATGTCCCGCAGCTGGCGCTTGCAGTAGTCGGCGTTGCGCAGGATGCGCCCGGTGATGGTGCGGGTGACGCCGGAAATACTCCGGCTGTCCACGGTGGCACCCACCTGCTGGTAGCCCTGGCTGGTCTCCAGCTCCACGGGCAGGTCGCCCAGCGGGTCGCAGCTCCACAGCACGCCGGCGGCATAGCCAAAAGCGAAGCTCTGGCCGGTGCCAGTGGTAAAAACAGCATCAAACACCCTGCAGCACCGCCCTTCTCTGCTCATACTGCGCTTCACGCATCAGGTCGGCAGCCGTCTGCGCTTTGCTGTAAATGTACTGATTCACCTCGATGTTGGGCCGCTGGGTGCGCTGGGGCAGGCTGCGGGGCTGCTCGTAGTCCCATAGGGTGCCGGAGGCCCTCACAGTGCTGCCCGCCGTGCTGCCGGAGCTGGTGTGCTTGCGCTTGAACGCCACGCCCAGCCCCACGGTGATGGCGGCAATGGCGGCCACCAGAGCCGCGCCGGCGGCGATCATGGCAATGCCCTGAGGCGTGCCGATGCCGGTGGGCAGCAGTGCTGCGCCGATGGCCTGCAGCATTCCCACAAAGGCAGAGCCAATGGTGGAGATGAGGGCGCCCAGGGCGCTGTAAATGGCCGGGAATGCCGACAGCAGTCCGCCGGACAGTGCCGTGCTGATGCTGGTGGCTGCAGCGCCCAGCGGAGCCTTGAGGGAGGCAAAGGTGCCGGTGAGGATCTGGGCCAGACTGCCGGCCTGATCTACGATGCTACCAAATCCGCTGGTGACACCCTGGGCGATCTGCCCGCCGAGGTTCCACGCCCCCTGCGAGACGCCCTGCACGCCCTTGAGCAATACGCCGTTGATTTGCTGGATGAGGCTGGTGCCCAGCTTGTCGATCCATTGCTTGGCTTCCGGGGCAAGGCCGGTGTAGAGCGTAGACAGCACCCACTCGCCCACGCTCTTCCAGTCCTGTTTCTTGATGGCGGTCACCAGCGTGTCGAAGGTGCCCAGGATGCCCTTGTCGGCCTCTTCCTGCCAGCCTTTCAGCAGGCCGGAGAAGGTGTTGGCGCTGGCTTCCTTGATGGTCTCGGCGGTGGTCCTGGCCCCGTCTGCGGCAATGGTCTCCACCTGCTCTTTGGTCACCAGCATTCCGTTGACGATGTCGGTGCAGGTCTTGGTGATGATCTGCTTTTGCTGGGTCGTTTCATCGGTCAGCGTCTCGGTGACCGTCTGGGTCGTGGTCTGGACGCCGTCCACGACGGAGTCAAAGGTCGAGGTGACCGTGTCCCGGACGGTGGCAGCGATCTCTTCATAGGTCTTCTGGGTCTGGGCCGTGGTCTTGCCGTGGTCGGTGACATACTTGGTGACAGTCTTGTAGTTTTTCACCACGCCGTTCACCATCTCCTTGCCGGATTCGGTCACGGTGCGGGTCAGCCGGTCATACTCCTCGCTGCCCTTGCGCAGGTGCTCGGTGAGCTCGGTGGTCTGGATGGTCACCTTGCCCAGGGCGTTGGTGGTGTCGGTGTGGCCTGCGTCCTGCAGGGACCACAGCAGGGTCTCGGCGGCCTGTGCGGCGGCCTTGGTCTTTTTGGCCGCCTTGGTGGCGGCGTCCCCGGACTTGGTATAGGCCGGGACGACCACCTCCGCCATGGACTGGGCGCTGTCGGCCACGTCGGCGTTGGCGTCCGCCCAGACGGAGGACCAGTCGTTCCCGCTGGCGGTTTTAGCAATGGTGGCACCGGCGGTGGCTGCGATGGCTCCTGCACCAACCGCACCGCCTTTGCCGGTGAGGCCGTTGATAAAGCTCTGGATCAGGTTCTTGCCCCACTGCACAGCCTGCGAGGGCAGGCTCTTGATCCAGTTCAGTGCGCTGGAAAAGCCGCCCTTGAAGGCGTTCAGCATACTGCTGCCCATGCTCTTGACGCCGTTTGCCACGCCGGTGAGGATGTTCTTGCCGATGTTCAGCCAGTTAATGGCCGAGATGACCGACAGCACCGCCTCCAGGATCTTTTTCCAGTTGGCCAGCAGACTGGGCACGGTCTGTACAAGACCGGCGATCAGCTGCACGATGATGGCTACGCCCTCGCCGAGGATCTTGGGCATGTTGTCGTTGATGATGCCGCAGATGTTGATGATGATATCCGGCACATAGGCGATCAGATCCGGCAGGCCTGCGATCAGGCCGTTCAGCAGCTGGGTGATGAGGTTCAGGCCGGCGTCCACAAAGCTGGCCGCGTTGTCCCGCAGCTGGTCTGTAAATGCCAGCAGCTGCGGCAGAGCGGTGGAGAAGAACTCCGGGATGCCCTCGGTGAAGCCCTGTGCCAGGGAGCTGAGCAGCTCGGTGCCGGTCTGCAGGAGCTCCGGCACAAGGCTGTAAACGATTTCCGGAATGCCTGCCAGTACATTGCCGATCATGGGCAGCAGGTTATCCACAAGAAAGGTCTGTGCCGTGTCGGCCAGCGCCTGCAGCGGCTCGGTGAGGTCTGCGCCGGTGGACCAGTTGCCCATCACGTTTTCCGCAGCCGCCTTCATGGCGGCAAAGCTGCCGGTCAGGGTGGTGGCGGCTTCCTTTGCGGTAGTGCCGGTGATGTCCATTTCCTGCTGGATGATGTGGATGGCGCTGTACATGTCGGCCAGATTTCCGAGGTCATACTTCACGCCGGAGATCTTGGTGGCGTCGTTCAACAGCCGCTGCATCTCGGCCTGTGTGCCGCCGTAGCCGAGCTTGAGGTTGTCCAGCATGGTGTAATTCTGCTTGGCAAAGCCCTGATAGGCGTTCTGGATATCCTGCATATCCGTGCCCATCTTGTTGGCGTTGTCGGCCATATCCACCATGGCCATGTTGGCCAGCTGGGCAGCGGCGTCGGTGTCCTGGCTGACGCTGGACAGCAGGCTGGCCGCAAAGCTGGTGGTCTGCTCCATGTAGTCGTTGGCCGAAAGGCCAACGGTCCGGTATGCCTGCGCGGCGTACTCCTTGACCGTGTCGGCACTGTCCTTGAACAGCGTTTCCACGCCGCCAAGGCTCTGCTGCAGGGCACCGCCCATGTTGATGGAATCCGAGATGATCTTGCCGATGCCGGCCGCCGCGATCACTTTCTTCAGGGTGCCGATGAGTTCCTGACCGATGCTCTGCCCGGTCTGCTCGCCAAGGCCGTCGGTCTCCTCGTCAAACATCTCAGTCAGGGCGCTTTTGATGCCCTGCGCCGAGGGCACGATCTGGACATACGCCTTGCCCAGTTCGATTCCGTCCGCCATGGTGTCAACCTCCTTTCAGCGCCGCAAGTGCGGCGTCAAATTCTTCTGCGCTGGCGTAGCTCTGCACGTTGCTGCTGTCTGCTTCACCGCGCAGGTCGGCCAGTACGGAGGGCGGTTTGGACGTGTCGTTGTGCAGCCACCAGAGCACCTGGGTCAGGCGATCGGCGGCATAGGCCAGCAGTTCCGTCTCAAAGTCCACCGTGCGGCCTGCCGCCTTGCGCAGGCTGCGGCTTGTTTCCGGCAGGCCTGCGGCCAGGGTGGCGGCCAGACGCAGCGGCAGGGCGCGCCAGTCCAGTACATGGTAATACTGGGCAAAATCGCAGATCAGGGCGTCCTCGTCCGATGCGATCAGTTCGGCGAGGATGCAGAGTTTTTTCCGGCCGTGAAGCTGTTCATCAGCTCGCCCAGAGCGTCCGCCACCTTGGCTACCGGCACGCGGCCGTCCGGGGTGCGCAGGTGGTCGTACAGCTTCTTCCGGCCCTCCTTGCCCAGCAGGCGCAGGGTCAGGCGGCTCATGTCAAAGACGTTGCCGTCCTGCATGCCGCCCAGGGCGTCCAGCAACTCGGCGTCGTCCAGTGCGTCCTCGCTCAGCTCAATTTCAAAGCCGTCGTTGGTTTTTGCAGTGATCATGTCAGACCCTCCTTACACGCCCTTGGCGGTGATGTACTCGTAGTGGGTGTTGCCGGAAGTGTCCGGCACGGCGGTCAGGGTGGTGTTGTAGCCCACGGCACCGTTGGAATAGGTGATGTCGCCCACCGAGGTGACGGCGGCGTCCGGGATGACGATGCGCTTGTTTACCTCGTCCTTCATGATCATCTCCACCACCCAGCAGCAGTCCTTCTGTTCGTTGGAGTTGGCCTTGACCGTGATGCCGGTGGTCAGGTCGCCGGTGACGTTGGCGTCACCGTACACGGCCTTCAGCACGTCAGGGTTCAGGGATTCCAGCAGGGTGAAAGCGAAGGTGTCCGGCTTCTCGGTCTGCTGGGTCAGCACGGTGTCACCGCCCCAGGCGGTGGTGTTCTCGCTGGAAGGAGAGTTTGCGTTGGTCAGGCCGTCGCTGGAGATATAGCCCAGGCTCTTGAATGCCTTGTCCAGCGCGGTCTTGGCGTCGGTGGGCAGGGTGGTGCCCAGCGGTGCACGCCAGACGGCACCGCCCACCTTGGGCTTTGCAGCGGTCACGTTCTTTGCATCTGCCATAAAAAAGGCTCCTTTCAATCAGTAATGCACCACGCCGAAAACGGCCTGATAGCGGGGTCGTTTTCGAGTGGTGTCGGGGAAATTGTAGTCGGAATAAAGGTCGCAGCGCACAAGCTGCGGCAGGTTGTCGGCGTCCTGCATGGCGGCCTTGACAAGCTCGTTGAGCTTGGCCGCATCCAGGGTGCCGTCGTGGCTGGTGGCGGCGGGCCCGTAGGACTGCACCGCGATGGTGGCGCTATAGATGCCGTCCTCATAGCCGGAGCCGGTCTTTTCCACCACCACAAAGCGGGCGGGGACCGGAGTTGGCACGCTCAGCCGGACCGGCACGTCCAGCCGCTCGGCCAGAAAGCTGCGGATGGTTTCTTCGATCATTTCTTCCTCTGGTAGCTCCTTACGGTGATGACCCTGCCGTCCTTCAAGTGGCGTTTGTGCTCGTGCACGGTCGCGCCCTTCCGGCTGGCTGATGTGGCTTTGAGCAGGGTGTTGTTGGTGGAATTGTCGTCAACGGCCTGCCGGGTGGCGGTCTCCACCACGGCCACGGCGCGGGTCTGGGCCACATAGGCCTCGTACCCGTCGCCACAGCGGTCTTTCACGGTGTCGGCCCGCGCTTTCAGCACGGCCTGCATCTCCGGGGAGCGCATGAGGGCACGCACCCCAGCACGGTCCAGTTCAAAGCGCACTTTACTCATCCCTTACCACCTGCACTTTCTTGTTCCAGCACAGCGGGATCATGCGTTCGATGCCCTGCACGACGCCCCCGCAGGTGCGGAAGTGCTGGCCGAAAAACGCCACCTGCACGTCGTTCCAGTCGTGGGCGTCGCCCTTGGGGATGGCCAGCGTGTAGGCCAGCCGCCGGCCGGTGAGCTGCAGTTCGGTGGTGATCTCCTCGGCGGAGGGTTCGCCCACCAGCACGTTATGCACGGTGACCGGCGTTTCGGTGTAGACCGGGGCGTCGGCCTCGTCTGTGCCGGACTGGGTCTTTTCGTACAGGGTGATGTCGATGCCTTTCAACATAAGTCCTCCAGCGGGCTGCGGGCCCCCACGCGGCTGCCCACGCCCAGCAGCTTCTTTTCCAGCTTGGAAAGATACAACTCGCCGGAAGAGCCGCCGCTCATGGTCCAGCTCTGGCTGTAGCCCAGCGCCGTGGCAGTGCCCTGGGTGGAACCCATGGGGAAGCTGACGCCGCCCGTGCTGTCGTCCTCGCCCAGCTGGCGGCGCACCATCCGGCAGGAAACGAGCTGTTTGGCGTCCGCTCCGGCGTCCGGGTTGTAGGCGTCAATGATGATGGCCGCCTCGCTCAGCAGTGCGGCGCACCGGGTCTGTTCGTCCTTTGACAGGGCACGGAACCCGGCTTCCACATCAAACACTTCGGCGTAGGTCATGCGGGCACCTCATCAGGCTTCGGTCTTGGTCAGCTTGTTGAACACGGTGGTGTCGCAGCGGAAGCCCACCTCGATCTCGGCACGCACGGCGAACATGTTCTGCTGGAACAGGTTGATGGTGTTGGAACCGTCGGTCAGGGTGGCCTGGTCGGAAATTGCGATCTGCACGCCCTCCACGGTGCCGTACATGGCCTGCGACCAGTCACCGGCAAAGCCGACAACGTGCTTCTTGGCGGCAGTGGAATCCGCGATGTAGGCACCCTTGCTCTGCAGGGTCTTTGCGCCCAGGATCATGGGCACGGCACCCTCGGCCACGTTGTTCAGGAACAGCGGACGGCCGGTGGTGTCCACGGCGTTCAGCAGGGCGGCCTTGCCCTTGGGGGACAGCACCCAGCCGTTCAGGATGCCGTTGTGGTCGGAGATGTCGGCGTCGGCAGCCACAAGGCCCTGATAGGCATTGGTGCCGATCTCCTGCGCGGTGCAGCCCTTCAGGGTGTCGAAGTTGGAGCCCGGCACGGTGACGCCGCCAAACACCGTGGCGTCGAACTTCTGGGCCAGTGCCAGCGGCAGACGCTTGACCAGCTCGTCATACAGGGCGGGCACGTCGCGGCGGAACTGGTTGGAGAAGGGCACGATGACAGCCAGCGTGTAGGGCTGCATGACCTTGGTGGCCAGCGTGCTGCGCTTGACGGGCTTCTTGTCGGTCTCGCCGACCCATGCGGCCTCCGGGTCACCGGTGATGACCGGAATGGTCACGCCCAGGCCCGGCAGCTTGATGGAGCGGGCCAGCGCCATGACGGCGGAGCTCTCCTGCGTTTTCTGCAGGATCTCGCTGGACACCTCACCGGGCAGGGTGATGGTGGTAGTGCGGTTGATATCGGTTGCCATAGAAAAAACTCCTTTGCTGTTACTTGGTCACCTGCGCGAACCAGTCAGCAAACTGCTGGCGGGTGGAGCCGGTGGGTTTGTTGCGGACTTCGCCGCCGTCCCGGACGCTGGGATAGCCCGGCTGTGCAAACTTGAGGATGGCCTGCGCTTGTGCGGTGCAGCTCTCCTCGGTGTCGCCGGAAAGCAGTTCGGCAGGCACACCGGTGGCCGCTGCCACCTTGCTGCGGAGCTCCCGCAGGGTGTTGGCCCTGGTCAGGGTGTCCAGCTGCTCCTGCAGCTTTGCGGCCTTCTCGTTTGCCTTCTGCAGCTCGGTCTTGCCCGCTTCCTGTGCGGCATCGAACTGCTGTGCCTTGGCTTTCAGATCGCCGTAGTCGGCGTATTTGGAGCGTTCCCGGCTCAGCCGGTCGGAGATGATGGCGTTCATCTCGGCCTGGGTGAAGGTGCGCTCCGGCTGCTGCCCCTCGGCAGCGGGGGTGGTGGGTTCCTGGTGTACAGTTTCTGCCATAGTGGTAAATTCCTTTCCCGGCTTTTCCGCAGCCGTGGCGTGTATTTGCTGCAGATCTTGCAGCGTGGCACCGTCTGGAGGTATCGAACCTCCCGCTTCCGGTTTTGGAGACCGGCGCTCTTCCAGAATGAGCTAAGACGGCATGAAAAAAGCACCGTGCATTTTTTGCACAGTGCTTTAAAAAATGGGCAACAAAAAACCACGGTGCGTGTGCATCGTGGTTGGATTACTGATCTTGTTCCCAAGACCACTGTTTGAACTTGTTAAATGCGTCCACCGCTTCAGGTGGAATCTGGTCAAATTGTTTGGACGAAATGGCTTCACGATAGGGGTCGAAAATATCAATCAGTTTTTGGATATCAGACGGGTATTTCAGAATGACCATTATTTTCGCCTCCTTAATGACATGAATTCTGCTTCGACTTCATCAAAACGTTCGCCTAAATACATATCAGCTGCGTATTGGCTCAACTCTCTTACATTATCGCGCGTGATGCCCAGTTTGTCAATGCGTCCTTTGCACTTTTGGCACAGGGCGTCAAGATATTCTGCGCGGTTTTCACGGGTGATAACCCATCCAGACTGCCGGAAGTCCTCGGCCTGTTTCATATGCCACATTTCGTGAGCTTCGATTGCGCCGGAACCACCAGAAGCGTCTTGAACAGTCTTTTTGCCAACGCTTTCCGCATAATAAACAACATTCTCGCATGGGTCGTAAATACCGACTGCGCCGCGCAGCTCGTTGTCACCGACAACGATGATTTTGGGCTTCCGGTCAAGGCTGACACCCCAGTCGGCAAGCGCTTTTTCGGTATTTTGATTGATTTTATGGAGAGCTTTCGGTTTGATTGTTGCCTGTTCTGAAACATAAACCGGCGTTTTGTAAGATTCAACCTGTCTTACAGAGAGTTTGACTTCTTCCGAACGCCGAATCAGAGATATCTCGCTGACCGCGCCTCTGTCTTTTCTGTACGCCTGTGCCGCATACGCCGCCCTTTTCTGCGCGTTGATGCGCTCCCGGTTGGCTACATAATCAATGCGCCGCCAGTTGTTGATATCACTGCCCGCGTCACGGTACTGCCGAAGGTATTCTTCCGGGTCGTAGCCGGAAACGTCAAACTCCCGGCTGAACCGCACCGCAAACTCACAATCGCAGTTGGCGTGGATGTGCTGGGCGTGGCCTTTCTTCAGCAGGTTCTTGCTGGCTTTCTGCCAGCCATTGGAAGCCAGCATCCGGCAGAACGGGCAGGCGTCGCCGTGGGGCACCCACGCCCACTCCGCGCCGTCCCGGATGGCGTTGTGTGCGGTGGTGTCCGCTCCGGCCTGCTTTACCATGCGGGAAACGCCCTGCTGCAGGCTGGGCGGGCTGTCCTGCGTGGCCTTGACCATGCCGGTCACTTCGCCGTAGGTTGCGGTGGGAGCCGGTTCTGCGGCGGGCAGGGTGACCCCCTGCGCCTCGGCCAGGGCGTCGTACATCTGACAGGCAAGCTCTGCGCTGCCCTCGCCGTACTTGGTCACAAGGGCGTAGGCGTAGCGGATGAGGGCGTCGGTGTCGGCTTCCGGGTGCCCGTCCATGTACTCCCGCATGAGCTGCCCGGCCTTCTGGTTCAGCTGGGAAAGCCGGGAAATGTAATCATCCCATGCCGCTTGTGTCAGTTTCATCTTCCATCTCCATCAACACCTGTGCGCCCCGCGCCCGCTGTTCCTGCGCCTTGATGCGCCGGATGTCCGCCTGGTCAAAGCCGATCATTTCCAAAAACGTGTCCGTGCTGGCAAACTCCTGCCGGGCGGATGCGATCTTGATGGCGGCGTCCGCCGTCACGGCCACACTGGGCATGGCGGGGTTCTTGAAGTGGGCCATGATGCCGGTCTCTTCCTCAGTCAGGTCGGCCAGGCGGCAGTCCCGCGCCACGGCCTGTGCCATGCAGGCAATGGTGCGCAGGGCGTCGCCGTTGCCGGTGTTCAGCTGCTGGGCCAGAAGCACCAGCGTCTGGCTCTGGGCAAGGATGGCGTCGCTGCTGGTGGGGTTGGCGTCGTTCACCACGCCCACGTCGGTGACGGTCAGGCCGGTGGCCGCCGCAAACTGGGTGGCGGTCATCCGCATCTTCTCCACATGGGGCGTCAGGCTGCCCTGTGCCAGCTGGCCCAGGGTCGGGTTTTCACCGGTCTCCGGGTTGGCCGTGGCGGCGATAATGGCCCCCATGTAGGTCTTGAACTTGTTGGAAATGATGGCGTCATACTGCTCATCGGTCACGCCGAGGATGTACTTCTGGGGCGTGGTGGCAAATTCCAGTGCGATGGTGGCGTTGGCTGCCGTGCGGATGTAATCGTCGATCAGAGCGCGGATGGGCTTTTTGAGCCGGGAGCGGCCGAAGGGCTTGGAGTTGGTGGCGTTCCAGATCAGCGGCTCCATCAGCGGGCGGCCCATCTTGTGGGCGCAGCGCTGCGCCGTCCAGAAGCTGCCGTTTGACTGCAGCACAATGACCGCGTCATCCGTGTAGAAGTTGACCACAGAGGGCCGCCATGTGCCCTCGAAGTGCTCATCCTTCACGGTGTCCACGATGGCAAGGCCGCAGTCGATGCGGCCCTTCTCGCCGCTCCAGAGGGCGGCTGCCGTGGCAGGCGAGTGGAACCGGATGCTGCAGCCGATGGCGTTGTCCCCGGACAGGGTGGCAAAGGTGCAGCCGTATTTCAGCTCGTCCCGGCAGGCCTTGGCGTACTGTGCCACAAGGCGGTTGTCGGCCACCAGCTTTGCAAGGCTGTCCAGACTGCCGCCGGTGCCTACAAAGCCGTCGAACATGGAGCGGGCCGCCAGAACATCCACGGCCTTCTGGCCCCAGCTGCAGCCCACTTCCAGGTTGCGCAGGCCCTGCGGCAGGGCAATGCCAAGGTTCACGTCCTGCAGGGTGACGTGGCCCTCGTAATATTTATCTTTCAGGCGGTTGCGGCTCTGGTGGTAGTTGTAGGCGTCGGCCAGATCCTGCAGCTGCTGCAGTTCTTCCGCGCTCAGGCCCTCCACCGGGCCAAAATTCAGGGTGACGAACATGGTGCTCCTTTCAGCCGATGCGCATCTTGCGGGTAGGGTCGCGGCGGCAGGTCTTTGCGCCCCACAGGGCCAGCGCGCAGGCTTCCACCGGCAGGCTGTTCTCGCCGCCAAAGCCAAAGCCGCCCGCAAGGGGGCGCTTGGTTGCGGTGACAGCGCTCTCATTCAGGGCGGTCTGGGGTGCGTACCAGGTTAGGCCGCCCTCGCTCACCGCGTTGGTGAACAGGCTCACGGCGGCAATCACGTCCCGTGCTCCGGGCCGGACGACCGCGTTCTTTGCCTTCCAGACTTCCCGGATGCGCTCCACCAGCACGTCCACGCCGTTGCGCCCGTCGATGACCACACAGCTGGCCTTGCCGTACCGGTCGCACAGCCAGTCGGCCAGCCATGCAAGGCCCTGCCCGGTGGGCCGCAGGTCGATAAGAGAGACGCGGGCGGGGCCCTCTTTCGGGATGACCGCGCCGCACAGGCACACGGCGCTGCCGTCGGCGGCAAACTTGACGCCGTAGGCGGTTTTGCCCTCGGGCTTTTCGTCCTCGCTGGCGCAGGATGCCCACGCCTTACGGTCGAGGGCATAGTCCAGATGTTCGGCTGCCACCGGGCTCCACCAGCCCAGGCGTTCCCGTGCGAAGGTGTCGGCGTCCAGCTGCTCGCTCTCGCCCTCAATGGTGCCGTACTGGATGCGTCGCCCAAGGGCCGGGTTGGCCGCTGCCCAGCGGGCGGGATCCTTCACGTCGCCGATCTCCGGCACGCTGAACTCGAACCACGCGGCCTTTTTGGCTTCGCCCTCCAGTGCCCGCTTGCGCAGGGCGCGGAACACGGTGCCCACGGCATCCGGGCCGGGCGGGGTGCCCACATAGATGGTCTGGGGGTTCAGGCTGGCCGAAATGGCCGGGATGAAGCTGCCCTGTGCGGTCTCGTCCAACTCCTGTGCCTCGTCGAAGATGAGCAGGTCGCCGTGCTGGCCGCGTCCGCCGTTGCGGGTACGGGCCAGAAACTTGATCTTTGCGCCACTCTTCAGGATGATCTGCTCGCGGCCCAGCGCGGTGCGGATCTCGGAAACATACCGGCGCATTTTCGGCCCCTCGAAGAAGGCCCGCATTTCCTCAAAGGTCTCGGTGGCGGTCTTTTGCAGGTGGGCCGTGTAGATGACCGTTTCGTTGAACATGAGCATGCCGGAAGCCGCCCGCCCCTGCACCAGCAGGCTCTTGCCGTTCTGGCGGGGCACGCTGCCGCCCGCCGTGGGGGCAGTCCATTTGCCGGACACGGTGCGGCCCATCCAGTCGTCCAGGATGTCGCTCTGCCATGGGTCCAGCACGGTGCCGCCCGCCCGCAGGATGCGCACGGCATCCGGCCCGTCAGTGGCCTGGTACTCCGGCGCGATGCGTTCGGACGGCTCCTGGCTTCCCATCATTTTCACGCTCTGCGAGGATCTCGCCGATCTCGTCGCCATCGTCGTTTGCTCCTTCGATCTCTTCAATTTCCCGGATGGTCTCCCGGTACTGCTTGGTCAGCTGAGGCAGGGCGCGGCAGTCCTTGCAGGTGTCGATGCCCGCCGCCAGCACCTTGGCCAGCTGTTTGAGCTGCTCCAGCCGGGTGCCCCGTGCCGTGATGCTTTTCATGGTCGCCATGGCTCAGAAGCCCCCTTCAAAATTTTCCTGTGTGTAAATCGGCGCTGGACGGCACAGGGGTCGCCGTGGGTGGGGGCGGGGGCCCTCCCCCACCCCTCACCAGTCGCCGTCTGAAACCTTCGGAACGCGCAGGAATTTGCCCGATTTTGGGCCGTTTTGACCGGTTTTGTTGCCCTTTTGCGCGTTGCAGAACCAGTGTGCGGGTTGGAGGTTATTCCAATCTTCCGCAGCGGCTCTGGCGGACGGGTAGCCGAACTCTCGCCAGCGGGAAACGGGCTTGATCTCGTCCACCACGAAGGATAGCGGATGCTGTGCGTCGGAAGGTTCGTCATAATGAATCGGCCCGAAACGCCCGTGACAGATGCCGCATTCGCCGCCCATCGCCCGGAGCCGGGCCCGGTGGCGGCGGCGCAGCTGGCCGTTGGCATAGCGCGGGTTGCCCATGTTGCCCATGCGGTTCACCTCCTGACAGACAAAAAGCCTGCACATGGCAGGCAGGCTTGCACCCCGCCAGGCACTCTCCGGGGGCCTTTGCAGGGGCGGGGGTGCTTTGCGGAGGGGACAGGGTACAAAATGACCCCGGGGTACAAACGAGGCCCGGGGGTGGTAAATATGGAGCCGTTGGCCGGACTTGAACCGGCATCGTGACCCGCCCTGACCGGACGGTGCTCTGCTTGAGCTACAACGGCATGAAATGTGCACAGCTGCCCGCAACGGCAGCTTGCTGGTCAGAATGGAAGGGAAACCGCTTGGCTATGCTGCCATGCACATTGTGGGATGATGTCCAGAACCCGCGTCTATTCAAAGGCCCCGCCGGGTACAGGCCCGGACGGTGCCGCTGGATAGCAAAGCAAAATGCCCGGCTGGTACATTCAGGCTGTTGGTCGGTAAATGTGTTCCCCTGTCGCAGCCGGGCAATACAAAAGCCGCAGGGTGTTGGATGTTGTCCAGCTCCTTGCGGCTTTCGCAGTCTAATAATATCACAGGCAAAACATTGAAAAACAGTGCAAGCTGCCCTCAAAACATGGTATTGTATTGCAAAGTGCCCCCAAAACATGGTATTTACTGGCGTTCTGGGACGTCCAGCGCCTTGACGGCTCTCTTGTGCCGTCTGTATACGCTGCTTACTTCCATGCCCATCTTGACGGCGATCTGCTCCCACTTCTTGCCGCCGATGTATCGCAGGTGCAGGATCTCGTAATCTTGTATGTCCACGGTCTGGTTCATGACGCTCAGGATCTCCTTGCAGATCCTCTGGCACTCCATCACCTGCGCGTTGGCTGCCTGCATAGCGTCCGTAATGCGTTCCACAGAGCGGGGCAGCGCCTGACCGTCACCAGCGCCGCCGGGAACAGGGGAGAGCACCTGCGTGATATGCTCCGCGTCTGTACGGTACCGCTCTACCTCTTCCAGCTTGATCTTTTCCAGCTTTGCGGCCTTGCGGTACCGCCGTAACCATTCCTTTTTTTCTTCATAGGTCATCGGGCTGCATCCTCCTTTATCCTCTATTCAGTTCCCCACTGTTCTGCCATAGCGTGGGCAATGCCGGGGAACGTTTTGGCCCTGTTTTTTGCGCGGTCTTTTGTAAACATTCCGCGGTGCTGATCCCCGTGCTTTGTAGAATACGATCCAGACGGGCACCATGTGGCCACAGGTTTGACGATCTGTGTTGGTTTCAACGGGTCAAGCCCTTTCAGCCACAGACAGGTTTTCTTTGTGTACGGATGCCCGTACTCATACGGTTGCACGGTCTGGGTATATGGCGGCAGGCAAAACACTTTGCTTGGCACCGGATTCTCTACGCAGATCTTTGGGATATCTGCCCACCAGAACCTCATAAACAGATCGCGGCCTTGGATGCCTTTTATCACGCGCTCTTCTTGGAGTTGATGATCTTTCCAGAGATGCCTTGCTCCCGCATTGCTGAGATAGGTGCAAGGCGGGTGCGCAATGAGCAAGTCCCACTTGCCAATGTCATGCGTTACGCCGTCCATCGTCACGACTTGCCCCCCCTCAGAGCCATTAGAGCGTCCCCGAAGATGTGCCACTCAGGATGCCCGCCGGACGGTTCTTGAATGTCGCACGAATACGCTTCATGCTCCAAAGCGCGAAACGCCTTGCAAACCTCCTGTGATTCCTCGCAGGCTATAAGTACACGCATTTCAGTTTCCTCCGTATGGTTCCGGCAACTTTGCCCACGCAAGGACTTTGCGCCCGCTGGTGTGCAGATCGCCGCGCCACTTCCCGTCAATGGTGCAGTCAGTGACTACATAGCGCCTGCCGCCGGGCACCTCAATGGTGACAAGCACCTCGCCGGAGGTCATTTCAAACATTCCGGGTCGCCATTTATCGGTGCCCTTAAATTTGTAAAAGATTGATTCGTGTTCAGGCGGTTTCCCGTGTTGCCAGTCCGGCCAGCTTTTAAGTTCAGCCGCCGGGCGTGCATCAATGACCCTCTCCACGTCCTGCAATGTGTGAATATAGCCCAGCGCGGTCTCCATGTTCGGGGTCTCTTTGAGTTCGCTGCTGTCAATCAATTTCACTTCATCCATGATCTGTCGTGTCCCTCCATCGGAATATACCTGTTTTCGCACTGGACGTTGTTGCAAAAACGCTCGGCTCCAATGACTTTCAGCGGCTTGCCACAAATCGGGCAGAATTTAGGCACCCCGCGTGTCTGGTACGGGTTTCCATCTGCCTTTGTTCCACCCGCTTGCAGCAGGTGAGCCATACACGCAATAGAGCCGGGCTCCACCACCGCCATACAGTTATGGCGTGCCTTGCAAGAACTACAATCCATTTTTTGCTTGCCTCCTATACCGCCCCGCCGGGCGGCCTTTTGTTAATTTGCGCTTACACAAGTAAAGTGCTGCGTCATCTTGTCAAACTCCAGCCCGGCATTTCCCACGCGGCCCTCTTTGTTTTTGGTCAGGCGGCTGAAATAGGTGTCACCGTCAGCTGACAGCAGCAAAATGGCATCCGCGTCCTGTTCGATCTGGCCGGATTCACGCAGATCCGCGTTGGACGGCTCTGCCCGTGCAGCGTTGCGGTTCAGCTGGGCCAGTGCCACAACGAGGATGCCGGTTGTCTGGGCCAGTTCATGCAGCGCAATGGAGATCTCTGTGATTGCAT